ATGACGTAGCCACCAGACTCCCAAGCTTCATAGTCGATCCACAAGTATTCGTGCCCCTTCTTGGCAACGCCGGTAATTGTACCAAACGACAGCCCAGTTCGATTCGGCGAAGCGGAGAATTTGAAATTAACGGTCGTTTCACCATTGCTCGATTGCCTGAACTCAGCGCCGGTAAAAAGCAGTTCCCCCTGGGCGAAATCTCGGAACGCTGCGTTGTTGGTTTTGTACGTCAAATTCACAAGGGTCAACACATACGCAAAACTTAGTACGCCCTTTGCCATCGTCTTTTCGATCGAAAATTCTAGGCCAGGAATCCCGATCTCGACGCCCTTGACTCCGTTCTGATCGACGTTGATCGCCGATCCATAGTTCGCAGCGCCTGAACCGTAGATCGTCGTCCCGTACGACTGGGTGATTGTTTGGCTCTTGCCCTGGCTCGTGCCACTGTAGGTGAACAGCTCGATCGCACGAGATTCGTACCCAAAGACAATTTCCCATGCGTTTGGCGTGAGTGGCTTTGCCTTCGCAGTGACCATCTGCATCGCCGGAAGGACTCCGCTGGCCGCAATGGTCAAGGGGAATGGAGTACTCGGCAAGTCGATAGCTGCTTGTGCAGCATCCTCCGCCTGGGTGTATCCAGTAACGATAGCGATGCGGTTAAAGCTTTTACGTCCACCAATGAGATCAAAGTCCGTTTCGCGAGACTCCGCGGTTTCATCAATAGAGATCGGCAAATGCGTCCATGCACTCATGATTTAGTTAGGTCCCATAAGTAGGCGATGGTGATTGGGCGGTGTTCTTGGCGATCTGCGAGAGCAAGTCGTTCGACTTAGCCGACTGATCTGCCATGCGATCGAGGGCCGATGTAGTGCCCCCAAGCATGCCAGCAGCAAAGCCGGAGAACGTTCCTCCGACTTGAGTGGCAGTAGTCGCTTTGACCTGTTCGACGGTGGGGATCTTCCGGCTTGTCGGAGCGGATAGCGTCTTGGCTGTGTCGACCACGGCTTCAACCGCTTGCCCCAAAGGACCAAGGAAGGAAAGGAATCCTTTCCCTGGTGCGTTTTTGTCGATCTCCGCTGTTTGTGTTTTCAACGATGCTCGGAGATCAGAAATCGATTTGTCAAATACACCGAGAGACTGAGCGTTGCGTCCCTCGCGATCGCTCTTGGTTTGATTGGCTTGGTCTCTAATGCCTTGCTGCATCTGCCCTGCTACTTGCAATCGGCCAGCATTGCCAGCCTGAAGCTCCTGGTCTCGCTTCTGATTGGCAGTGTCTAGCGATTTCTGACGCGCATCGGCTCGCTTGGCCGCATCCTTGTCCATTTGCATCGCTGCTTTTTCGTAGTCGACCGAACGGTCGATCAGCGAATAGATGTACAGCAATTTCTTGGCGATGAAGTTGACCGTTTCGTCGAACGCACCCTGTAACCAAGTGACTGCCGTTGCGAATCCTTTGGCCAGTTGGGTTGGGATCCCGGCCAGGGTGTTCACGACACCGACGACCATTTCAATCGCACCAATGGAAACCATGGAGGACAGATCCGTCCAAGCATTTTGGAGCTTCGTGATCATCGAAAGCCACCCCGCGTAGATGTCCCGCGTTGCGACACGGAAGACCAATTGCAGGCCGGTCATGGCGACTTGGCCAGCGGCTTGCCACTGGCCGGACATCAGAGCGGTCTTGATGGCGTCGAACACCGGCAGCACAATCGATTTGAGCTCGTTGAATTTGGCGACCAAGGAATTGACCATCTCTCCCCCCACTCCGGAGAAGTAGAGGAATGCTCCAGTGGCTGCGGTGACTCCGACGATCACCAGACCGATCGGGGAAACCATGGCGGTGATCAGTCCGACGATCATGCCGAACACCGTGGCGATCGCTCCACCGATCGCAGCCAGGCCGGTCATGGCCACCGAGGCGACGGCCGCAGCTCCACCGAGGGCGAATAGGCCAGCCAGCAAGCCAGCTCCGACCGCAGTCCATTTGGCGATCGTTACGATTAGCTCTTGGTTCTCGCCGATGAACTTGCTCACGTTCGAGACCACACTGATGATCCGTTCGCCGACTGCGGTAAGCAGCGGGGCCAAGGCCGAACCGATTCTGGTTTGCAGTCCACCGATCACGCCGAACAATCGATCGAACACATCGCCGAGCTTAGCGGCAGCGGCAGCATCCTCGCCGGACATGGTTTGCCCAAGGTCCGTGGCATCCTGTTGGAGCTTGCGAATTTCCTCAGCACCTCCGGAAAGCATGGGGACCAGGTCTGCACCGGCTTTGCCAAAGTACTCCATGGCGGCAGCACTTTTCAACGCCGGATCCTGGATCAGCGACAGCTTGTCGGCGATCGCGAGGAATTGCTCATCGGGCGACATCTTTGCAAGGTCATCGACACTCAAGCCCAGAGCGTTGAATTTTTCAGCGGCACCAGGCACCCCGGCCACCGCGTCGGCAATCCCGACTTGCATCTTGCGGACGGCTTTCTCGAGGGTGCCTACATCGGTACCGGAGAGCTTTGCAGCATAGCCGAGCGAGGAAACCGCTTCGGCACTCATGCCAGTTCTCTGGGCCATGTCGTCGACCGCACCGCCAGCGTCGGCGAAATTCTTCGCCAGTGCGACAAGGCCAGTCACAGCGACCGAGCCAGCGATCGCAGCAGGTAGGCTAAGTACGCTCTTGGAAAAGCCGGACAATGCACCTTGGGCACCAGCGAATCCTTTTCCGATTCCGGTGCCCATGGTCGTCGCGACGCCTTTGAGCCGTGCCATCGCGGCTTGGACTTGGGCCATTCCTTTATCAAAAGACCCCTGTTTGGTGGCAATCTCGACGTAAGCTTGACCGGCCTTGATGTTTGATGCCATGTGTTACCTCGCGGCTGCGATCGAGTTTTTGAACAGCTCGGGAAACTTGGGGGCTTCGGCCTCGAGCGCAGGACGCATGAAGGGCCGCTTAGGGTACCGAGCTCGGCGACGGCGAGTCTCGAATCGATACCCAGGCCGCTCGTCATACCTTCGACGGCCGTCGACCCGTCGCCAGTTGGCAGGCTCGCCCTCTCCCTCAATGGAGGCGTATCGGTACTCGCGAATGATCGCAGTCTCGCCCCGTTCATGAAGACCGGCCACGGTGCTCGTGACCGATTCGATAGTGAAGTTGACTTGGTTCAGTTGCACTGGGCCGACGATCGTCGATTCGCTTTGGGGCTGATAGGCGAACAGGATCGTCTTGAGTGAGTGCGTGTTGGGCGAGTGAGCCGACGGTGGAGAGCCAGGTGCCGAAGCAGACTTTCGGCGACGCATCGACGAGCGAGCTCGCTTGCGCACGAAAGCACCAGCCTTGGACAAGACTTTGCGTTTCGCTTTTTTCAGCGAGGCAATCACCTTGGGCCGATCGAAGAAAGCTTCTCGGACTTTGAAGGTCACGTTCATGGCGTGAATTTCTCCACAGCGACGAACGGATCCTCGTAGTACACCCGAGTCAGTTCGACGCCGGCCGCATTGTGGACAGCCACCGAGTACCGGTACTCTCCTGGGACCAGTCCGCCCGAGGTCGCTCGAGGCATCTCGCACGTGAGCGACCATTTCCCCGATCCAATGTCCGCAGCGGTGCCAGTGACAGCGAATGGGTGAGTCCCGTTGGTTCCACCGAAGTGGACCGTGACAGCACCGGCAGACATGCCAGGGATCGCGGAGATCGTCCAGACGAATGCCGTTCCATGAGCCGTGAGGTAATCATCGCCAATGACGATCTGATCGACGGTGCCTTTGGCGGTGACTGGGCCAGCATAAGAGACCTTGCCCGATTGGATCGTGTTGGTTTTGGCCGCGATCACATTTTCGAGCGACAGGTACCGAGAATGCTCGACTGGGATTACTTGGACGCCAGACGTCGAGGACTCGGGAAAAAAGTCTGCGGTGGTTCCGTTGTTCTCTGCTGCTGTCACATCAAAAAGATAGTATCCGTCCTCCATCTCGGTCGGATTGGTATCCGCGAGCGCAGCACGAGCACCGCCGTCGAGAGAGACTCGGCAAGTGATCTGCGCAGCACCGCCAGTCACCGGAGCATTGGTTGTCCGGTTAAAGGCAAATACTTTAAGTGTTCCGGCAGTGTTTCGATACATA